GCCTTTTTTATTTGGTTGGATTGAGTGGTTTTTCTTTTCTGATGTAATGCTGAGTGGTCCGTGCAGAAGTGTGCCCAAGTTGTTTCCGTGCTCGTTCATCATCAATCATTAACGAAAGGTCTGTTGCTGCTTTCGCACGAAGATCTCTCAATTGAACTTGATTGATCTCTTCGGCTAGCTCTTTATATTTTCTTGATGCCGCATTACGGGTGTCTTTGAAATAATCTGTAAGAGATCTCCGCTCGAGCTTTCGTCCCCATTTATTTGTAAATAGGAACTGATTTTCTTCAGTGATCCGCTTGTCGATAATCTCTTTTAGTTTACCTATAACTTTAATAGCAACACGTTTACCTGTTTTTTGCTGTGTAATATGCAGTAAATCGTTGTAGATGTGCGAGCTATGGATTTTTACCACGTCTATTGGGCGTTGTCCGGTTAAATACATCACATCCATAATATCCTTCATATCCCCGGTGGCACAGTCGTAGATTTTATCTAGGATAAAATCTTCAATGTACACATCACGGTAATTCACTTTGAATTTTTTAACCCCTGTAGATGGACTAATCTTTTCAGTGTACCCCCATTCTCTTGCCATACTCCAAATGTGGCCAAATAACCCAACTTCGATATTTGCGGTTGGTTTAACGTCTTTTCTCCAATCTAAATATTCACGGATGTGTATAGGCTCTATTTCATCAAGGGTAAATGGTGGATCTTGGAAGTATTGGCGCAATTTCTTTATAGCCTGAATATTTGAGTTTCGAGTATTCTTCGCTTTTTTAAGCGGCACAACTTCTTTTTCATATCGTTCAAGCACTTCAATAAACAGAATATTGTCTTTCTTCGTGAGATACTGCATATTCAGCTTTGCCGCTTCCAGAATAGCAATGTGTTTATCTTTTCCTAACGCAACTTCTTTTTTATCGGCCATCGTGTAGTAGTAATACACCACGATTGATCCATCTGCTCTTTTTCGATTTCGGCATACTAAGCCTTGTGGCAATCCTTGATTAATTCGTTTTCTTGGACGTGCCATAATATCCCCCTTACTAACTTAATACTGCAGATCGCCTTCTTTCCTTTGTTTGGGTAATCTGCTGCACTTTCTCACCTTTCAAAATCTTGTCACCATCAGATCGTAACACAAGCGGGAACTTCCTATTTCCTTTTGGATGCAGGAAAGGAATTCCGAACTCATTTAAGCTTTTCATCTGATATTTAGGACAAACATATCCAGTTATTAACGCTAATAATTCTGGACTGCAGTATTCATCAAAAAATTCTCTTTCCATATTCTCTCCAATAAAAAACCGCCCATAAGAGCGGTGGTTTGTTAATATTGTTGTGTCTGTTCGGTGTGACAGATTTTACCGTCACAGTCTTGATTAAGGTTTAGGGCGTGCGCCATATACACCACAAATGCACACACGAGCGTCATGATTAATTTGTTCATTTTCTGTTCCTTTTGTCGGATTTTAGGTGTGAGAATCCGCCGCAGGCTTAAAAAAGTGCGGTCGGATTTTGTGGTGTTTTATAGGATATCTAGCTGAAAGCCTGTTGCTTTGGGATTATAGGCTCGAAGATATTTTAATACGCGCCAGTTATTTCCTTGCTCGCATTCAAATTGCTCTGTAATGCGTGTCAATACGTTATGGGCCTGACGGAGAGTACTGCGATATTCGTAAGCCACGCCATAAACGGAAGCAGCATAGTGCGAACCAATTTGTTTTAATGCGGGATGAAGCACTTGGCAAAGTTCCGTGCCTCGCAATAAAGCAAACCACGCCCAAACGAGCTGTTGTAGGTCATGTTCTGTAAATTCACGGGTGAATTTCTTTTCGACTGATGGCAAGACAATCGGCTGTAAGTTCATAATGAACGCCATTGCATTGCCGTATTGGTCTTGTGGCAGTTGGTCGTATTTGGCAATGTGGAACATGGCTTTTAGTTGGCGGTAGATTTCTTGCCAGTGTAAACCTGTTCTATGGTGAGCTTGTTGTACCGCTGATTGGATCGCCTGTTGTTGCTCTGGTGTGATGGTGCTTGGTAAAAGTGCGGTCGATTTTTTGACTTCTTCATCTAAAACATCGAGCACCCATTTTCTAAACGCTTTGGCGATTTTGGTGCGAGCAAACATTGCAATTAGGTGTGCGCCACGCAATGAGAAGATACGCACTTTTTGAATACCGCCTGCGGTTTGCATTTCCATAAGTGCGGTCATTTCTTGGGTAAATTCGTCTGCGTTGCGGTCATAGATTTTTACGATAGCCTTAACAGGATCGGCATATTCTAATGCTTTACCTAGATCGCTTGCTGTTAAGAAAGTTTGGTTGCGTTGATTGATAACCGAAAGATTTGTATTTTGAAAAGTTAATGTAGTCATTTTGACTGTCCTCGTAACAAAGTTTTTTAAAACTCATCACAAGCAACGCCAATTACTGGTGATGAACTGATCAAGATTGGCGTACCGTGTTACGAGAAAACGGCGATCTTTCGATCTCTCAATCAGTCCATCATTGACTACTTTTTGAAAGGGTTCCCCAATTTGGGGATACCTTTTAAAGGTATGATTTTCTGATTTTCGGCTATAAAAAAAGCCGCCTTGAGCGACTGTCTTTCCTAACCGCTCGTAACATTCGGGACGCCAATCCCGACTTTCTGTTGAAAGTACGGTTATCTTAATCCGAAGTATAAGCGGTGTCAATGTAAATCAATGCTATAAATCACATTCTCCGACCGCAGCAAGCATCTAATATTGGTTTCATTTTTTTTACGCCAATCAAAAGTGCGGTCGTTTTTTTTTACTTAGCTGTCATGACATCAACAATGGGTAATTCATTAACCAAACCGCCAGATTGGATTGAGTGAATAATTCGTTCCGGTGTTTCTTTTACAAAGATAGTGCCATCTTCAAATTGAATAGCTGTGTCATTTTCATCTTTAGTGATAGTTTGAATTTGTTCTACATTGATGAAAATATCTGATTCATCTGTATTAGTTAGTTTGATAAATTTAGCCATGTGGTTCTCCTACATTTGTGCTGCTCGATTTAATCGGGCCATTGTTTGTTGGTGGATATAAATTTGAGTTTCAAATTCACGAAGTGCGGTCAATTTTTGAATTAATTTTTCGTCATTGATTAATGCGTGGTAGCCATCAATCAAACTTTGAATGCGTTTTTTACCGATACCTTTGCAGTGTTGATATTTCTCTAATCCAACTAATCGCATATCGGCAAAATCATTACAGCCATTTTTACGAAGGATCGTCCAAGTTGCTTTATCTGTGTAAGCAGTTGGATCTATTTCACGTAATGCGGCCATTCCTTCTTCACGCAACGCTTTAATCTCAAATGGGGTTTTAAGCGTTGTTTCCACTTTCTTCCAGGTTAAAAGTTTCTTGATGTAATCGTCTGTAAACTCTTTTTTCTCTGGTGATGCAATAAGGAAAGGGGAGAGTACGTGCTCTTCGTTTACATCGTTTAAAATGGCATTGATATTGTCATTGACGTAATCAGTCATTTCAGGTGCGGTGAATGCAAATTGATTAGCAAGAGATTGATATTCAAATTTTAGCCGTTTTAAAGTGCAATCATCATTAAGCACAAACGATAGATTGTTTTCCCACTCCAGTGCTAATTTTGTAACAAATCCACGATCAGCCAGCGTTAAAATTTCCTCTTGAGCTAAGTCATTGTTTTTACATTTAATAACGCCGTCATCTGCTTTACTTCGTAGCTCCAAGTCCTCTTTTACGATCAACCATTCCGGCGCGTCCTCGTCAGCAATCCATCGTGACATAACGACTTCTGGCTCATTTTTAAATGCCAGCGGAACCACAGGTAAACTACCAAGAGTTTTACGCAGCAAAGCCAACACATCTTCCGCGCGGTTGGATGATGACGCGTCAACATAAATTAAGTCGTTTTTGGTATCAATCCAAAGTGCGGTATGCTGATATTTGCTGAATGCGCGCGGTAGTAGAGTAGTAATAACATCATCTTTTAAGGTTTGCTTTTCAACTTTCTTAAGTTTGCGACCTTCGGCTTTTTCAAGCTTTTCAATCCGCTCATTTAATTCTTTATTTACCACCTCCGCCGGCAGGATTTTTGTTTCTTTTTTGGCAACTAAAAGCACATTTTCACCCGCTGTGTGGTGCAACAATCCGCTATCTTTAAGCGGGGGCGTCCAACCGAAATGCGTACTATCGGATGGCTCGCAAGGAGTAAACACTGCGCAATTTAACTTGTCTTGTAAGTCGTCTAAATTAAGTG